AGAGTATCCGTTAGCTCATGCTAATGCACTGTCAGGATCAAGCGGTGAGTATTTGTTATTAAACGATTTACAAATAGATTTAAAAGAAAACGACATACTAAGAGTACAAAATAGTGGTACAAATAGTACTATAACTTACATGATTAGTATGAATTTAGCACCATCAATTACCACACAGTTTCATAATTAAAAGGAGATAGATATGTACGGATACGGTAAAAAGAAAAAGAAACCTGCACCTAAAAAGAAGAACAAATGAAGCCTTGTCCTACTTGTCCCTATCCTAAGAAGTGTAAGGCAGCAGGTAAATGTTTGCGTGGTGCAATGCGTAAAACTAAAAAGAAAGCATAATAATGAACTACTTAAATTTAGTCAATGATGTACTAATACGACTTAGAGAAGATGAAGTAACTGCTGTTACTGATACGTCTTACTCTAAACTTATTAGTAAATTTGTCAATGATGCTAAAAGATTTGTAGAAGATTCATATCAATGGAATGCGTTGTCTGAGACATTGACGGTAACTACTGCTAATGACTTGTTTAACTACGTTATGACAGGATCAGGACAAAGGTTTAAAGTTATTGATGTTATCAACAGTGAAGATAATTTTTTCTTAGAGTATATGCCTTTTAGTCAGATGAACAATTTGTTTCTTAATCAGACACCACAAAAAGGCTCACCAGCGTACTACAACTTTAATGGTGTAGACGTTAACAACGACACGCAAGTTGACATCTTTCCTATTCCTGATGGTATTTATAATGTGTTCTTTAACATTTATAAACCACAATTATCTTTGTCAGCAGACGCTGATGAAATTACTGTACCTGCAGAACCTGTAATTAAATATGCTTATGCAATGGCTGTAGCGGAACGAGGAGAGGACGCAGGTTTATCTTCATCTGAAGCTAGAGCACTAGCAGATCAATCTTTATCAGATCACATAGCTATTGAAAACGGCAGGTATAGTGATGAATACGTCTGGCATCAAGTTTAATGGCTAAACAATTACAAACAACAACCATATCAGCACCAGGTTTTCTTGGTATTAACACTCAGGAAAGCAGTGTTGATTTATCATCAGGCTATGCACTAGAAGCATACAATTGCGTCATAGATAAGTTTGGACGTATTGGTGCTAGAAAAGGCTGGACTAAACAAAACAGTTCTACTAATTCTGATTTAGGCACTAATGATATTGAGTTTTTATTTGAGCTAGGAGAGACAGAACAAGTTATAGCAGGAGGTAATAATTTATTACTTACTTTAGATAGTGGTGTATTAACTACTGCTGTTGACACTACAGTATCTAATGCAGCAGGGACAGGAACAACAGCTTATACAATTACAGGAAACAACTGGTCAGCTTCTAGCATTGTGTTTGGTGAAGGACCAGATATTAGTCCTCATGCTTATTTAGCACAAGCAGGTCATCTACCTTTGGTCTATCACAAACTAGGAGCTAGTCATGCACACACGGGTGTTTACGGTTTTAATTTACTTAGTGACGCTGGCTCAGTACCTACCCCCTATGTTTCTTCTCCTAGTGATTTTAAACCTAATGTAGTTTTAGGTGCATACGGTAGAACATGGTGGGCTAATGTAGTTAATGACGAGCAAACAGTTTACTTTAGTGCATTACTAGATGGTACTAATTTATCTACTGGTGACTCAGGTTACTTGTCATTAGTTGATGTGTTTCCTAACGGAGATCAAGTAATAGGACTAGCAGCACACAACGGTTTCTTAGTTATATTTGGTAAAAGAAACATTGCTATTTATTCTAACCCTATTGATGTAACACGTTTAGAGTTAGTAGATTTGATTGCTAACGTAGGTTGTATTGCTAGAGACACTATTATTAATACAGGTACAGATGTTATGTTCTTGTCTGACACAGGGTTAAGAAGTATTTCTCGTGTTATTCAGGAAAAATCAGCACCTATAAACAATATATCGTTTAACGTTAGAGATGACTTAGTATCATTTGTAGATTCAGAAACCAACAAAGATAGAATTAAATCAGCTTACTATCCAAAAGATGCTTTTTACGTTTTAACATTACCTACATCTAAGTATGTATTTTGTTTTGATCTAAGAGGTAGATTACAAAACGGAGCTTGTCGTGTAACTATTTGGGATTCTATTGAACCTACTGCTTTTTATACAACTTATGCAGGTGATTTATTAATAGGTAAAGAGGGTTATGTAGGTAAGTATATTAGCTACTTAGACAACGATACTATTTATAAGATGAGGTACTACACTAATAATTTTGATTTAGGTAATCCAACATCTTTAAAAGTATTAAAGAAAGCTAACTTTACTGTTGTTGGTGGTGTAGGTCAAAACGTGTTTATTAAATATGGTTTTGATTATATTTCTTCTTATAGAGATATTCGTAAGACATTATCTGCAGGTTCTGTTTATGAGTTTAATGTAAACAAGTTTGGTGTTAATAATGTAACTGTAGTAGGTAGTCAATCGTTTAGTGACAGCACACCTACTACAAATACTATTACAGATACAGACGGTACTCACTATCAAGTAGCATTTAAATCTGTGTTTGATCCAAGTAATGGATATGACTTACCTCAGTCAACTAAATTTGATAGTGGTGATGGTTTTTATTATGTTCCTGATACAAACTCAGGTGAAGAACCTAATGCAACTATTTATTTAAAGAGTGCAGATGCTTTGTCTGAATACTCAAGCGGTTTAGCTTTAGAAGAAGTTAGATCAAACTTAGGTGGTTCAGGTTCTATTTTGCAGTTAGGTTTTGAAGCAGACATAAATCAGAATCCATTATCAATACAAAAAATTGATGTGTATGTAAAAACAGGAAAGATTATTTAAGGAATAAAGAATGTCAAATTATACTAAAGCAACCAACTTTACAGCTAAAGATAGTTTAAGTGCAGGTGACGTAGGTAAAATTATCAAAGGCTCAGAAATTGACAATGAGTTTATTGCTATTGCTTCTGCTGTTGCATCTAAAGCTAATAGTAATAGTCCTGCTTTTACTGGTACACCTACAGCACCTACTGCTAGTGTAGGAACTAATACAACACAGTTAGCTACAACTGCTTATGTTTTTGGTGAAAGAGCTAACACAATTACATTAACTAATAAAACAATTAACCTGTCTAATAACACATTGACAGGTACTGTTGCTCAGTTTAACACTGCGTTATCTGATGGTGACTTTGCTACACTAACAGGTACAGAAACACTAACAAATAAAACTTTGTCAAGCCCTGCACTAACAGGAATACCAACATCAACAACTGCAGCAGCAGGTACTAACACGACTCAGGTAGCAACTACTGCTTTTGTTACAAATGAAAGAGCAGCTACAGCTACGTTAACAAATAAAACAATTAACGGTAGCAATAATACTATTACTAATGTTAGTTTGTCAGGAGGTGTAACAGGTACATTACCAGTAGCTAATGGAGGTACAGGAGTTACGTCAAAAACTGGCACAGGTTCTGTTGTTTTATCTAATTCCCCTACTCTTACTGGAAGTCCTGTTTTACCTACTGGGTCAATAGCTACAACTCAATCTACTACTGATGATAGTACAAAGCTAGCAACTACAGCTTTTGTAAAAGATATTTTAGAAACTTATGTGTATCCAGTAGGTTCTATTTATAGCAATGCAACTAATTCTGCAAACCCAGCAACACTTCTTGGTTTTGGTACTTGGATTTCTTTTGGTGAAGGTAGAGTTCTTGTAGGAGAAGGAACAGGTGGAGGAGCTACTTATACAGCAGGTAGCACTGGAGGTAATAAAGACGCTATTGTTCCTACGCACAGTCACTCAGCATCATCTGCTGTTGATGATCCAGGACACAACCACACTTTTACAAGATATTCGTCATTACAAGGTGGTACAGGTGGGTCTACTTTTTGGGTTAATAGCTCTACTGTTAATACATCAACAGCTACTACAGGAATATCAGTTACAACTACAGTAGATAACGCAGGTGAATCAGCAACAGATAAGAACTTACAACCGTATGTCGTAGTTTATATGTGGAGACGTACCGC